CCTCTATAATTCAAAGTATAATGAAGAAACACAAAATTTTGCCCTACAACAAATGGGTAGAAGAAGACGAGGAGAATATCAAGACGGAGTACCAAGAGTCAAAGTCGATTCTCCTAGTCCATAAATTTAAAGGAGAATAATTATGGCAATAACAACAAATGCAATCTGTGATTCTTTTAAAAAAGAATTACTACAAGGAAGTCACGATTTTGATGCATCAACAGATACATACAAATTAGCGATGTACACAAATTCAGCTACATTAGGTAAGTCTACTACAAACTACACAACACCAAATGAAGTTACATCACCATCAGGTTATACTGCTGGAGGTAAAGCTTTAGTAAACCAAGGTGTTAAAGTTTCATCATCAGTAGCGATTACTGATTTTGCTGATTTATCATTCGTAGGTGTAACTCTTACTGCTAGAGGTGCATTAATTTATAACACACAAACAAATGGTGGTTCAAATACTACTGACGCTGTAGCTGTGTTAGATTTTGGTGGAGATAAAACTGCAACGTCTGGAACTTTTACAATTCAGTTCCCAGCATTTACAACATCTGCTGCTATTTTGAGATTAGCTTAATTTAAAGGAGGAGCCTAGTGGCTGACATTACAGTACCAGTTCAGTCGCCAGGCTCTGAATATTGGGGCCAATCCACTTGGAGTTCTAATGATTGGGGTGGATCAGGACTTTCAGTAACTACAAGCCAAGGTTCAGTCACAACCACTGCTAACGCAGATGTAGATGTTACTGGCATACAATTAACATCATCACAAGGAACAACTGTTGGTGGCACTTCTGCTTTAGTATTAGTTACTGGTAGTTTAGAATCAATGGCTGTTGGAAGTACAGTTGTTGGAATAGGAGTTCCACAAACTGGTATTTCAATGAGTTCAAGCATTGGAGCAGCTACAGTTGACGAATCACAATTAACAGGAATTGGTTGGGGTAGAAGAGCTTGGGGTAATTTAGCTTGGGGAGAAGCTTTTTCAGTAGCAGCCACAGGTCAAACAATAACATCCTCTATTGGAGCAGCAACAGCATCAGCAGATTTTACAGCTAGTGTAACTGGACAACAATTAACTTCAACACTTGGTAGTTTTTCTTTAAAAATTGATCAAGACATAACTGTTTTTGCAGCAGAGGATCAACTTGATTTTACTATTGGTACATCGACTTTTGATGCAGATGCAAGTGTAATTGTATCAAGTGCAGGTCAATTAACTGGTTCTATGGGCACAACTATTGCTGGTCTTAAAACACCAGTAGATGTTTCTGGAATTCAAGCAACTATGTCAATTGGCACAATCGCTTTGGAACAGTCTACAAATGAACCAGTCACAGGACAACAAGCTACACTATCGTTAGGACAACATGCTGAAATACCAGGTCAAATTATTGGAGTATCTGGCCAACAATTAGCAGGTTCAATAGGTTCAGTCACAGTGACTGGTATAGCTAATATCAGTGTAACTGGTATACAAATGACTGCTTCGTTAGGTAATCCAATCATAACATCTTGGCAAGAAATTAATCCTGGTGTAACTAATACATGGGCAGAGGTTGATTTAGCAGCATAGTTTAAGTATAATTATAATTATTTAAGGAGAATTTTTTATGACATCTAGTTATTCAACAGATTTAAAATTAGAGCTTATGGTCACTGGCGAAAACGCTGGTACTTGGGGTGATAATACAAACAACAATTTAAATTTAATTCAACAAGCAATTTCTGGTTTTGAGCAAGTAACACTTTCAAGTGGTGGGACTTTAGCTCTTGCTATGACTGATAAAACTATTTCTAATGCTAGAAATATGGTAATTAAATTTGCAACAGCTTCAATTGCTGCTAGTACAATTTGTACTATTCCAGATTCAATTGAAAAATTTTATATTTTTGATGCAACAGGATTAACTAATCCTACAAACCTTACAATTAAAACTGCATCAGGAACTGGTTTTACATTAGATGCTGCAAAAATTTATGCTGCATATTCTGACGGAACAAATTTAAAAGAAATATCTCTAGATACTCTAGGGGGTACAGTAGCCGCAGCACAAATTGCTGATAGTGCAGTAACCACTGCTAAAATTGCTGATGATGCTGTCACTTCTGCTAAAATTGCTGATGATGCTGTTGTAGCAGCAGCTATCGCTGATGATGCTGTTGTAACCGCTGCGATTGCAGACAATGCAGTTGCGACTGCCAATATAGCTGACGATGCTGTAACTGCAGACAAACTTGCTAACACTGCAGTAACTGCTGGATCTTACACAACAGCTAATCTTACAGTTGATGCACAAGGAAGATTAACTGCTGCTTCATCTGGTTCAGCTGGGTCTCCTTCAATGATTTTAACACACACAAGTTTAACTGATTCAAATACGGATGCAGGTTTAGGTTCTAATTTCGTAGCCAATCCAGCTACTACAAAAATTAATGTTGTATTAATTGGTGGAGGAGGATCTGTTGGTAATTTTCAAAGACCTTCAAACCAAGCTACTGCAGGTACTGGTGGTGCAGGATTATTTAGCACTACAATTTCACAACCTTTTACAGTTCCAATTTCAGTAGGTGGTGGAGGTGGTCCAACAGGACCAGAAACAGGAGGTTCAGGTGGATCTACATCTTTTGGTAATTTTACTGTAAATGGTGGAAATGGTGGTGAAAGTGGTAATCCAGGAAATGCACCAGGAGCAACTACAGTTTACACAGATTCAAATTTAACGATGCCAGCAACTAATATAAACCATGTTTGGTTAACTGGCCAAGGACAATCTCCAGGAGCTGGTTCTGGAAGAGGAGGTTCGGGCTCAGGTTCTCCTAATAGTCCAAACCGATCTGCTGGAGGCGGTGCTATTTTAATTTACGAAAATATAGGGAATTAATATGGCAAAAATATTATTTACTAAAGATCAAAATAAAAGTGTAGATTCATTTCATTTAGTTTTAGCGGATGGTGAATCTGTAGGTAACGAATGGACATATGATGTTGAGACAATTACACAAGAACAATACACACAGTTAGTAAACGGATCAAAAATTATTAATTCAGACAACGGAAATATTACACTTGTAGATGCTATTATTTGTCAAAATAAAGAAGAGTATGATCAATGTTTAATGTCTTTAAAATCTACTCTTGCAGAAGTAAGTTGTAGTTACACTTACGCTGCTAAATATCACACTGAAGGTTTTGAAAATTATGTAAATCAAGTAAATGAAATAGATTCATCTACTATTAGCTTCCCATTAGGCACATCTTTTGTAAATGATATAAGTACAAGATGTCCAGATTTTGTAAGTTTTATTACTAAATAAAATTTACAAACAGTTAAAAAAATGTATATATAGGTATATGTTTTCTAAGGATAATATAATTCAATTTAAAGCTGATAAATTTTTTATAGAAAATAACAAAGATATTTATCCTGTCCCTTCTTTAATAAATATTCCAGAATGGTTTAAAAAACTTAAAAATGAAAAGGGTAATAAAACAGTAAAAGGGTGTATGCCTTTTTTAGATGCTATTTCAGCTGGCTACATAATAAAAAATGCAACTGATTCTATTATCAAAAAAGAAGGTAAAAACAGTTGGATAGAATATTCTTTAAATGGAAACCCCACACAGTATAATTTAAATGCTGCAAATAATTATACACAACACGCTAATGCGCAAATGGAAGGTTCTCCATTAGTAAAAAAAAATAACATGCCAGCCTTTTTAAAAATACTTAATCCTTGGATTATAAAAACTCCTCCTGGTTACTCATGTTTGTTTGTAAATCCTTTAAATAATTCTGACGATAGATTTGAAACAATAGCTGGTATTGTTGATACTGATATTTTTAGTGGACAAATTAATTTTCCTATTAGTTTAAATAGTGATAAATATAAAAGTGATTTTGAGCATTTTGTAAAAAGAGGAACACCTGTGGTACAAGTGATTCCTTTTAAAAGAGAAAATTGGAAAATGACAATTACAGAGGATAAGGAATACACAATTGACAAATTTATAACAATATGGAATACATCTTTTTTAAGACAGTATAGAGATAGAGTATGGCAGAAAAAAAAATGGAAGTAAAAGATTTAATTGATATACAAGACAATGCTGTTGATATTAGAATGGTAGCAAGAATAGTAGAAATATATGCAAAAAGAAAAGATATTTTTAAAGATGCCAAAGTAGGTCCTACTAAAGACCAAAATGGTTTATTAAAAAAACACATAAGAAGTGCAAAAAGTGTTAACTTAAATAGAAATGCACAAAGTTTAACAGATGTTCGTTGGGGAAATAATTTATTGTCTGTGTTTCTAAATGGGTTAAGAAAATATAATCAAAATAAAAAATTGAAACATTTAGAAGGTATAAGAGTAAATGATATTCAATTACTTAAATATAATGAAGGTGATCATTATATATACCATACTGATCATGGCCATTTTACACCTAGAACTTTAAGTTGTATATTGTTATTAAATAATGATTACGAAGGCGGTGAGGTTTCCTTTTTAGATCCTCAAGGAAACAATGAATTTAAGGTTGAGACAAAACCAGGTAGGTTAATTGTTTGGCCTAGTAATTTTATGTATCCACATAAAGTAAATAAAGTAACGAAAGGGACAAGGTATTCAGTTGTATCATGGGCACTATAAGAGATTTTAAATATAAAAAAATAGAAAATTTTTTAAGTAATGATGTTTTAAATTTAGCAAGTACTTACTGCGAAATAAAACACAGACAAACTGAAATTATAGAAAACCCAAACAGAGATGAACTTGAAGGTAATTATGATTCTGCATTTTACGCAGATTATTTTTGTGAATCTTTATTGATGCGAAGTATTAATAAAATGAATAATTTAACAGGATTAAAATTATCACCCACTTATTCTTATTGGAGAATGTATACTTTTGATTCTCAACTTAAGGAACATACAGATAGGCCTGCTTGTGAAATAAGTGTTTCAATTAATATTAGTAGTAGTGGGGAAGAATGGCCAATTTATATGAACGATAATCCAATTATATTAAAACCAGGAGATGCAGTAATTTATTTAGGTTGTGAATTAAAACATAGAAGAGAAAAATTTACTGGAGACCATAGTGCACAAATTTTTATGCATTATGTTGATAAATTTGGTCCTTTTTCTAATTATATTTTAGATCAAAGAAGTTTACCCGGAGAACCCTTAGTTGGGTTTTAAATACAATCTTAATAAGGTATAATACCCATATGCCTTTAACAAATGTACAAATAAGACCTGGATTTAATAAACAAGTTACAGCTACTGGAGCTGAAGGACAATGGACTGACGGAGATTTTGTTAGGTTTAGATATGGACTTCCTGAAAAAATAGGAGGCTGGGAACAAATAACTTCAAATACACTAGTCGGTGCGGCACGAGATCAACTTGTTTGGGCTGATTTAGATGGTAGAAGATACTCAGCAATAGGCACTAATAAAGCTTTAATAATTTATTTTGAAAATGCATTTTACGATATTACACCATTAGATACTGCAATCACTGGAGCAACCTTTACAACAGCTAACACTAGTCCAACTGTAACAGTAAATAAAATAGCTCATGGTTTGTCTGCGGGGGATTTAATCACATTTACTTCTGTTACACCACCAACTGGGGCTGGTTATTTAGCTTCAGATTTTACTACAAATACTTTTGAAGTCGTAACAGTTCCAAGCCAAGATACATTTACAATTACAATGGCAGCTAATGCTGGTACAACAGTTGCAGCAAGTGGAGCAGCAACAATAAATCCTTATGTTAAAGTAGGACCACTAAATCAAACTTCTGGTTTTGGTTATGGTACCTCTGGGTGGGGTGGATCATCTGGAGTAATATCAACACTTAATGGTTTACTACAAGATGATACTGCTGGAACTGGAGGGTCTGGTACATCGATTACTTTATCTTCTGTTACTGGATTTCCTACTTCTGGAACTATAAAAGTAGGGACTGAATTTATTTCTTACACTGGTATATCCACAAATGATTTAACTGGTATTACCAGAGGAGTTGCAGGAACAAGAACTGCCCATTCTACTGGTGCTTCTGTCGAAGTTTATCTTGGATGGGGAACGGCATCATTAACTGGTGGAGTGACTTTAGAGTCTGCTTCATGGTCATTGGATCACTTTGGTTCAAAATTAATTGCAACAATAAAAGATGGTCAAACTTTTGAATGGGATACAATAAGTAATGTTGCTGCTGCTTTAACAACTAGAGCAACTGTTGTAAGTGGTGCACCAACAAAATCTGTCATGTCAATCGTTTCTGAAAGGGATAGACATTTAGTAATTCTTGGTACAGAAACTACAATCGGCACTTCAAATACTCAAGATAAAATGTTTATAAGATTTTCAGATCAAGAAAATATTTCTGATTATGCTCCGACTTCAGTTAATACTGCTGGTACATTTAGAATAGATTCAGGAACAAAAATTATGGGAGCTGTAAGGGGTAAAGATTATATATTAATTCTTACTGATACATCTGCATATGTTATGCAGTTTGTTGGTCCTCCGTTTACATTTTCAATTAGACAAGTGGGTTCAAACTGTGGAGCTATAGGACAACATTCTATTAAGTATGCAAATGGAGCTGTTTGGTGGATGGGTCAAGCTGGAGGTTTTTTCGTTTATGATGGTACTGTAAAATCTGTACCATGTTTAGTTGAAGATTTTGTATTTACAAATAAAGGAGACAACCTTGGCTTA